TATTTAGTTTCATTTCTATTTTTTATATTTGGATTTTCAATAAATAATTTAAAACCAGTATTCATATCTTCTATAGTAATAATTTTTTGTAAAGTTCTAGGTTTACCATAAATTCTAAAACTATGTGATATTTTAATTTTTAAAAATAATGCTTCAATATCACGTCCAAAATTTATAAAATATTTTGTTTTATTTTCAAACCATTCAGATTTTATATCACTCTCTATTTCCCATCCAGATTCATTTATGATTTTATTTATAATTAAAAATAATTTTTCTAAAATTTTACTTACTCGCATTGTCTGTCTTGAAAATTATTGATTTAGTTTCTCCGCCCCCACTTTTTGATAATGACGAATCACTTTCAGAAGTTGAAACGTCGATGTTTCCGTCACCGCCGCTTCCGTCACCGCTGCTTCCGTCACCGCCGCTTCCGTCACCGCCGCTTCCGTCACCGACGCTTCCGTCACCACCGCTTTTCTCGACAGCCTTACCTGTTCCCTTTACAACATCTAATATTTCCACTTTCTCTTCGGGGGCAACATTTTTTTCTTTATTTAATTTTTTATCGTCGGTTGTCTTTTTTAACATTCGCAAAAATGTTCTTTGATCTCTTTCCGGCAAGCCTAAAATGGTTGATTTGCTTTTCAAAGGCAAAGAGTCAAAAAACTCATTTAATTCGGCGCTTCCAAAATCCTGCGCCGAGGCTTTTTGGTCTTCATTTTGACCTAGCGCAGAAACTGGGCTTTCAAGATTATATGCAGGACTTTCAGGCGCATACTCTGGCGAATTAGGAACAAATGCAGGAGAATCTGGGGTATCATCGAGTCCTTGCATTTTATAATCGTCTTTTGTTTGTTCTTCATATTCTTTTTTGCCTTGCTCAAATGGGCGCCTTGTAAAAGTTCTATTCAAATTGTTAGCATATGATTTAGCATAAGAAGAAATGGCATCTAAATCTTTTGCCACATTCAAATCAATTGCCGCGTCGGGGTTGTGTTTTGTCAATTCTATAATATTATCAGAGTATGACATTGACATTAGTTGATCAATATTTTTATCCGTAATAATTCTCATTTGAACATTCATAACTTGTAACTCTTGAATGAGTAATTTCAATGAATACGGGATTCTTAAAATACTAAAGCTACGACCAAATCTGCTTATGTTTTCAATATTTAATTTATTATCAAGAGTGGTGTGAAATTTAACTGGACCATCTGCAAACGGGCTTAAAAATAAATTTTTGGCGTTATTGTAAATAGCAACCGCGCCAGTTTTATTACACACTGCCATGTAATACTCATCAGCTCTAACAAGGAACGATTCAGTTAGAAATTGCGATGCGCCGTGCGATATTATTGAGTCACGCTCCATTTCACCGATGCGTAATCCACCATCATTCGCCCTACCTTGAACCGATTGCCTTGTCAACATAGTATTAGGACCACGTGCTCTATAATTAATTTTATCTTTTACCATGTGTTTCAATCGCATATAATATGTGGGTCCAATATATATATCTGATTGCAATTGCTCACCCGTCATTCCATTATATAAAATTTGATTTCCACTAGAGTGAAATCCTGCCTTAGTTAACATAGGGCCGTATGTTTTACTATTTGAACCTTTAGTCGCAAACGCAGTGCAATCGCCAAATCCGCCATACATTGTACATGCTTTACCAAATAATGATTCAATGAGTTGCCCAATTGTCATTCGACTGGGGATTGCATGAGGATTAATAATCAAGTCAGGTTTAGTCCCATCAGCACAAAAAGGCATATCTTCTTCAGGAATAATAAGACCAATAGTGCCCTTCTGTCCAGCACGACTTGCCATTTTATCGCCTATTGCAGGTATACGCTCTTCTCTGACTCGGATTTTTGCTATGCGGAAGCCTTCTTCACCTTCAGTAATAAATGATTTGTCAACATACCCAAGTTGCCCCTTTTTCGGCATGACCGATGCATCACTTAGCGCATCAGGCTCGGCAACATTTGAGGTAACTTTTCCAATTAAAACAATTTTATCATCTAGAGGCGTATTTTCTTCTACGAGACCCCATTTATTAAGATGGCTATAATCGTATCCAGGTTTTATTCCAGAAACACTTTTTTTGGAGACATCTGCAAAAACAGAATTGCTCATAGACCCCGATACTTTGGAACTTTCTTCTCTCGCTTCATACATTGAATAATAACTTGTTCTAAAAATTCCTCTATCAACGGACCCTTGATTTATCAAGATGGCGTCTTCAACATTATAACCTGTATAACACATTATAGCGACAATGGCATTTTCGCCATATGGCATACTTTCGTTATTTATATATTCAAGATACCTCGTTTTGATTAATGGTATTTGTCCATAGTTAAGAGTAACACCCATTTTATCAATGCGCATTTGATGGTTTGAATGGTATACTGATACAGCCTGCTTGCTTTGCCCGCAAGAAAACGCATCTCTAGGATATTGGTTCGCCTCCGGATAAATAATTAAATTTCCCATTACGCCAAATATTAGAGACGGGTCAATTTCAACATGAGTATAATATTTATTTTTTTTGATGTCTTCGCCTGTTGTTGCAATAAGAGCCGACTCTTCTTCCGACGTATCTACATAGTCAACAATTGCTTTATTTTTATTCAACTCTACCTCTTGTGCTTCAGCGATTTTGATATCTGGATAAAGTTCGCCAACTTCATAAAGCACATTGTTTTTAATATTAAAATTACTTACAGCTTTTTCTTTAAACCCAGAAACAATTTGTTCCCATGTAGCTTTTCCCGAATCCATTAACTCAATAACATTGGCTCTAGAAAAACTAGGTTTCTCTTTTTCAATGTAAAAAATAGGTCTAGAAAGCCGCCCCGCATCTGTGTAAATATTAATTTCATTATATTTGTAGTCAAAACAAATACTTGTAAACGTTGGAACAACACCATTTCTCCGATATAACTTAAGAAGATTAACAAGTGCTATTGGGTCGTCTATAACCCCGATCCAATTACCATTTACAATAACCTTACTAGTATTAGCCAAATAATTTGGTAAACATTCTTGCAAAATCTTCATTGGTGTATGCGCGCGCAACCACGCTATAATTGGTTTGCTGGAAGAACCGCTTGTAATAAATGTACTGATTGCAAGATGTTTATGTAAACCAATATTCCCGCCGTCAGGCGTATCTACAGGGTCAATAAATCCCCACTGCGAACTATTTAATAAACGTGGCCCAATAACTTTAGCACTAGCATCTAGTGGAAGATTAATCTTTCGCAAATGTGATATAAAAGTATTCCAGCTAAGCCTATTCAAATCTTGAACAACGCCAACCCGTTTTGTATGAGACTCGGAACCCCAGTTACCTTTAAATGCTTTTTTGAACCCAGCCTCAACACTTCTCTCTTTGAAGAATTCATGAAAGTTGTTTTCAATGAGTGCTTTAAAATTATCCTTATATTTTCCTTTATGATAATAGTGTTCATTGTCGATGGCCAAGCCAATTGCTCTTTTTTGAATCAAAAAATATTCTCGAAACAAGTCGTAAATGAGAGAGCCCGACACTTCAACACGCTTGAATCGAAAATTATCCCGGTCTGTAGGCTTTTCTTCCTTTGTGTAAACACGCAACATTTTTTTCACCATAATACCAACAAAATACGCTTTATCCAAAAAATTTATATCGCCAATATGAGGTAAAAAATAATTCATTAAAATGTCTAGAACACCATTGATAGACTTTCTTTTTGTAAAAGTTGCAATAAAACGTATTGCTGTTTCCTGATTGAAAATTTTATTTGCGTCATGGACAGAAGGAATAAACAAGTCTATATATGATTTATTTTTTTCCATGTCTAAGAGACAGGTTTCAATAATAGCTTTATCTGAAATAACCCCTAATGCTCTCATTAATATAAATAGTGGAATTGGTTTTCTTACATTTGGAACTGCAACAACAATTTGCCTATTTGTCAAACTTGACGTGGGAGCAACCATTTTTATACCAGTTGTCCTAATGGGTTTTGATGCGTCTTCAGAGACTGAACGAATTTCTGCTGAATGACTATATAATTCATCCGCTTTATATTCTCTCACGTAAAGCATATTATCGGCAAATTTTTCCTGTGAAACAATAACTTTTTCTTTTCCATCAATAATAAAATAACCTCCGTAGTCATATTTACATTCCCCCATGTTGAAACGAACATCTGGTTCCAATGACTTTAATATGCAAAGATTTGACTGAAGCATGATTGGGAATCGCCCAAGATAAATTTTTTCTAAGACCATAGTTTCTTCTTTTCTCTCTTCGCCTTCGTAATAAATGATATCAACGTCGACGTCATAATGGATTGTGGTTCCATATGTCATATTTCGCAATCTTGCGTCATTGGGATACATATAATGCGCATGTTGCTCATCGTAAATGATTGGTTTTCCATAATAAATCTTTTTGCCATCTTTTCCACCTAAATGCAATAAAATTTCATTTCTATTTTCAACCGCATTACCTTTTTCGTCTTTTTCTTCTCTCTCAATAAATCGTATAGGGTTGTTTTCACGAAATATTTTGTTAATTTCACTATTGTAAAAACGATTATACGATTCTAAATGATGCGCTACCAAATTATTTGGGTTATCTTTAAAATATGTATCAATTAATTGCCAAGATATGTTATCCATTTATATTATACTAGGGTTATTTTTTTATAATGATATTTTTTATAATGATATTTTTATCTAGCGGGGAACCCAGGTTTAACTACGTTGCCACCCGCTCGCCCCCTCCTGCCCTTCGGGAAGGAAAGATTTGCACCACTTTCAATAACAACTTTTATTTATTGAAAATTACTCTTTTTAATCCAGGTTCTCGGTGGATAACGCTATTTTTATCTGGGTTATATTTTTCAAAAATTACATCTTAAAGCTAAAAACACAAATAAAATTTAGATAAATGACAACCTTTAAAATTAAATTCTTTTCTGATTTCTGTAGTAGCGAAGATTGTAAAAAAAAATTTGAGGAAATGTGTAAAAGCAAAGATATTGATAACTATGGCCCTGATAAAGAAATTTACATTACGTGCGACGAAGACTATACCCACGCAATTATTTTAAATAAAGCAATGCCAAAATTATCATTCTCAACAACAATAAACAAAAATAATGTTATTGGATTAGCATGTGAACCTCTACAATTTTTAGGTTTGACGCAAGAGTTTGTTGATTATGCAAAAAAGAATATTGGGAAATATTTCATAGGCGACCTTCCTTCTGGACTAGGAGAACCATTTATAGAACATCATGGATATATGTGGTTTGATCATCCGCCGCCTGAAAAAATATTAAAAAAAACAAAATTAATGTCCATAGTATTCAGTCAAAAATTTTTTGCTCCTGGTCATCAATATAGAGCTGAACTAGTTAACGGCATAATAAATAATAATTTACCTATAGATATTTATGGTCGAGGATGCAAATTAATAAAACCTGAATTTCAAACGCATCATAATATAAAAGGCGAATTTCAAAATACCGAACCATATGATGATTATATTTTCACGATTTGCATAGAAAATTTTTCATGCAACCAATATTTCTCCGAAAAAATTATAACGCCAATTATGTGCGAAACTATACCTATTTACTTAGGATGCAAAAATATAGAGCAACATGTAAAAGATTATTATATACCTCTCACTGGAGATTGCATTAATGATTTAAAATTAATTGTCAATATATTAGAAAACCCAAATGCATACATAAAAAACATTAAGAGCAAGAAAGAGGAGATTTTTGAAAATTTGAATTTGATAAAACAGGTAAAGAATCTATTTTGATTCAGTATTAAAGATATTTTAAGAACATATAGTAAAGAATGTTTTATTTTAAATATATTACAATTGTTGTGATGACAATCAATTTTATAAATGGGTTTATAAACATACTGCCGTATGGAAAAGTTAAATACATTGCAAAGTATGCCGAACCACCATCAAATCATAAAATAGTTGACACGTATTTAGAAGATGTATATACAAAAACAGATGAAGAAGAAGAAAAAATGAAGGAGCGATATAACTTGAACTGGTATGTAATTGGTGAACAGAAAACTACAAAAAAAAACAAAGTGCAAAAAGTTTCAATATGGGGTAAAAATTATGCGTATTGGTTTGACGGATCAAAATATTTTTCTATTGACGATGCATGCAGTCATAGAGGGGCGTCGCTTTCACTGGGTCAGATAAAAAATAATAATATTGTATGTCCATATCATGCGTACGAGTTTGATGTCGAAGGAACTCTTAAAGTTGTTCCGGGTCTACCAAATTTTAAAAATACTAAATGTCAAAATTTGGACACATATACTATTATCATTAAAAATGGATGGATATATATGAATACTATAAGTGAACGATTATATAAACCGGCGCCAGATGAAATAGAAATATTTGATGAGCCAGAGGGTAAAAATAAAAAGTTTAAAGCTATTTTTTTGAATAGAGATTTTAATGCGTATAGCAGAATTGTGAGTGAAAATTCGCTTGACATTATGCATATTGGGTGTGTTCACACTTTTGGCAATAAAGAAAGCCCTAGCCCTACAAGCGAAGTGGCGCCCTATTTAGTTAACGATATACCATTTCATTATAAAACAAGTTATACATATAAGTCTGGCGAAAACTCAATTGTTAAAAAGTTGTTCAACATGAAAAATCTTATTATAGAAAATGAGTTTATACTTCCGCATACTACAATTGCTCGCGTCATATTTGGTCCCTATGTTAGTTCTGTATTTACGTTTGCGTTGCCTTTGAATACAACGCATACTAAACTTTTTGTGAAGACGTATAGAAACTTTTGGTATAACTTGGACCAGACAATTTTTAGTAAATGGTTTAATCATTTTGGCGACTGCTTCACTACAGATATGATGAGTAAAACAATTTCTCAGGATAAAGCAGTGGTCGAAAGTATTCCGTTAGAAAAAGTAAATGGCCTTTTCAATATGAAATATGATAAAATACAAAATGTCTATATTAGTCTTTACAAAAAATTAGTTCATAACGTAACAAACTCGAAAAAATAGCGGGGAACCCAGGTTTAACGAAGTTGCCCCCCGCTCTACAGCGCCGGATTCCTTATCCATCCTGCCCGAAAGACCCTTACCATTTTCAATAACAACTTTTGTTTATTGAAAATTAACATTTTTATTCCAGGCTAGCGGTGGATGAAGCTATGAAAGAATAAAAACCCATAAGTTTTTCTTTACGTTAAGGCAAAGTTATTTT